CTGCTTCAGCATCAAAATAGATCACCTTCATTCCCATCTTGTTGGCGTTAGCTGCTATAACGGTTGCCATAAACGATTTACCAGCAGATGAAAGACCTGCAAGTTCTGTTATTCTGCCAACTGGAATCCCGGCTTTTTTGCCGGGATATATTGACCAATCCAGCAAAGATGAACCAGTTGGAATCCAATCTTTAATATGTGCTGGGTTGTCATGTTCTAAATCATAAGCCGCTTCAATACCAAGCTTCTTATTTATTGCCTTCACCATATCGGTGGTATCAATCTTTCCCGGCTTAAGAGCCATTTGTAATAGTTTTCCCATTTAACCTCCAATAATTTTCTAAATCTTGCCTATTATTAATTTTTTGACCATGTTCTTTAATATATTTCCAAGGAATTTTAGGATCATTCAATGAGGTTCCCACCTCTATTGTATAAAATAAACGTCCAAGATCCTCTTCATCTATTTGACCTTCCAACAAAGGAAGTATCTTTGTTTTCGCTTCGATAGAGCCGAAGTATTTTTTCCTACCTTCATTAAAAGGTTTTACAACTTTTTCTTGAATCCAAGGATCTAAAGCATCAAGGGTCAGTGCATAATGTTCATTAAAATTGCCATTCCATTTGGCACCAGAATATTCACTAAAGACAAATATATTTGTTTTTTTCTTCCATTCTTCTACCTTTTTAAGGCCGAAGCCCCTTGCCGTACTTACATCATTTTTAGACTTAAGTTTATTTTTGCGAATAACAAATTCTGGTTTTGTTTTAAGTTCTACTGTAACCTCTTCATTATCAATAAATGTTTTTGCGTCTGGCCAATATTGGTTACCTCTGTTGGTTTCTGAAAAATCAGAGAGGCCAAAATGTTTAATTTGGGCCTTTTCTCTAACATCATCTTGTGCCATTTTATCCTCCATAAAAAACGAGGCATCTGTAACCCATGCCCCCCTGCGGTCTTAACTCATTGGTTAAGTTTCTTTTTAAGATGCTTTTTATATCCTGAGAAACAGGATGACATCTTATTTTTACCAATAGTCGAACGCTGTGGGCTTTGATAGAATGACTCTATTATGCCCAAGGCAACCGACTCTTCGTGCATATTAACAACACTGCCGCCTCTTTGTTTGAAGTCGGAGGCTACATTTCTTTGCTTACCTCTGGCGACAGACATGGCCCCGATGAAAGACTCAAAAGCACTTGAAATACTCTTGTCGCCAAGAACACCAGTATTTTTGAATACATGGGCCAAACCACCAAGTAACTCATTTTGAGCCACCTTTTCATTAGTCCAAGTTTTTTGGATCAAGCTAGAGGCATTAATAACTGGACCTAAACCTGTTTTTTGAACAGTGTTTCTAAATCCGTTAATCTTGACTCTCCAAGCGGTGTTATTGTGTAACCCACTTGTTGCACCAACAGAGCTACCTTTTTCACCTGTTCCAAGCGACACACACAAGCCAGACTTTGCCAAGTTACGGCTATCCTGCATTGCACTTTGGTCGCCAGAATGAACTTGGTGAACAAATACCTCATCGGAACTGAGTGATTTTCGACCAGTTTTATTAATAATAACAAAGAGTTCACTTATCTGTTTTAAACTATCAACTTTGATAACTTGAACTGGCATTGTTTTAGCGTTTGGAAAAGCTTTTTTCCACAACTGGCGGCGATGGTCGCCGTCGAACAACAATCTTGTTCCGTCTGGTAGTTCTGCTACCAGTGGTGGTTGCCATAGGCCCCGATGAAACCCACCAACACAACTAATATATTTCTTAATTGTTTGGGATTCCGTTTTCCTATTAAGATAGGAAGGAATGTTAACATCTATATCAATAACTTGGACACTCTTGTTCAAGTTGTTGACTACGAAGCTTCCATTTCCATATAATTTTATTGACATTTTAACCTCCATTTTAGTTTCATATCAATTTGGCACATTTCAACCCGTGCCTACTCACGGTGTTTTTTTATTTTATTCAGCTTGGACTGCTGAATCTTGATCTTCTGATTGCACTTCTCCAGTGTCTTCAGATTTATCGCCACAAGCTATAAGCATTGCAGCTAACACAAAATACTTCATGTCTCCTCCATAAAAAAATGAGGCATCTGTTCAAGCCATGCCTCCCTGCGCTTCTAAAAATGAAGGGGCGCAATTTATCTCCGCCGCGCCCCATGTGGCGGATGGTCCTAACTGTTCATGAATTTATTAAACGCAGCATCTACCTTATTTTCGGTATTATACTTTTGCGTTTCCACAGAACGAGACTCAGAGGTTGCATCGGAGGAAAGATATTCATCCAACAAAGCTTTAACTTCTTGAGTTGTAAGTCGTTGGAACAAAGTCTCAATTTCTGGGATAGATTCAACAAGTTCCTCACAATTCGCAACAGCCTCATCACATAACGCCGATGGTCTACGGCGCGGCTTTAGTTGGGTTTTGGGGAACGAGCCGGGAGTTCCGGGAACAGTATAAGTTAGGACCAAATCGGTTCCTGTCTCTGGATGTGTAATATCACCGTAATCTGGGTCAAGGACATATCCAAGAAGAGTTTCATATGCCATCTTGCCGTAAGACCAGACCTTAACACCGTCTTTTTCTTTTCCTCTCACAAGAATCGGTGAAAAGTAACGCTTACGAACAAACAGCTTCTTTGCTTCACGCTTGGCAGTATCATCATTGTTTGAAACGCCATCTCTCCAAAGAGATGAAGCGAAATCACAAATGGGACATTCTTCGCCGTGATTCTTCTTAGGACAAAGAATTCCGGGATTTCTACCTACGTTATAATGAAAGTGATACTCTTTAAATGGGTCGCCATCTTCAGTGGGCATGATACGAATTGTTTGATCGCCCTCTTGTGGTCGCCATTTTGTACTGTTTTCACTTTTTTTACCTCCGTTCTTGGAGGCTTCTAGTTTTGCTCTCATTGCTTCTAAATTAATAGCCATTTTTTTACTCCTTTGTTGTTTGATCTTTATTGGGGATACACCCTAAAGTCGGGGGGCAAAAGCCCCCCGCTCATGTTATATTATAGCATTATTTTTGCATATTGTCAAATGAAATTTCGACTGTTTTTTTACTCACGGTTCCATGGGCCGTTCCCCAGTTAAAGGTGCGAAAACCTTTTGCATTTACATCATAGACAATTTCTTGTCCAGTTTGAGTTTGGTGTGGCTTCTTCTTCCCCTCAAAGAGAGAAGATGGCATGTCGCCTGTCCGAACAAAAGTCATTGTACGAGTTTGGCCACCTTTGGTGGTAAAAGTTCCGGTATATGCGTTGTAGCTACTCATTGATTCTCCTTTATTTTAATGATTGCTTTTTTGTCTTAATTGACTCTTATAATATAGCCGCTTTTGACTATATTGTCAAGTACTTTTTTTATTTTTTTCCTATCATCAATATCTCCCTCGCTTTTTTGGCACTATGGGTGCCGTCAGCGTTTTTCTTCCTTCTCCCTGCTGTATAAGTTACGTCGAAATAGACTAACTCATGATTGCCTGTGCGTTTTTCAAAGAATTGATCACCGATATCTCTGTTAGACATCAATGTATACGCTCCCTTGTCAACACAGGTATTTAAAAATTTAATAACTCTTTCTTGCATCTTGTCATCAAAATCGACTCCATATTGTGTAAATGAACCTCTGTATGGTGGGTCCAGAAAGACGTATGAGTCGCTCTGTACATAAGGTGTACTATCGGCAAAATCTCCGTCCAGCAATGTACACTGTTTGAGTGCTGTATGCCATGCTTTTACGTTATCTTTGTCGTATACCTTGGTCTTTTGATTTAGCAAGCCGCTTGGGGTCCCAAAGCGATTGTTGGTATTTTTATTAATTTGCCAAATGCCGTTAAATCCGGTTTTCATCAAGAAATAGAGTGACGCGCATTCTTCGGTCTTGGTCCACTTCTCATGATCATATGCATGTTCTTGTCGAAGAGCATAATAGAACTTCTTACGACCGTCTTTGTCCAAAGGTAAATATGCATCAGACAACTGATCCATTCTTTTAAGAAACGGCTCTAAATCGCTTTTAATCGCTCGATATATGTTCATGATTGATTCATTATAATCATTAAGAACAAACTTTGCAGTTGGATTTAATTTATAGGCCCAAATAAACATTGCACCTCCGCCCAAAAATGGCTCAACATAATGATTAACAGTTTCAGGCAAATAAGGTGCATATTTTTTAAGCATCTTGTTCTTGCCACCAGCCCACATAAATAAAGGTTTCATCTTGCTCATATTATCTCCTTAGTTAAGGTTTCTATTTCCATTTCCAAGTAATCAATCATATTTTGCTTCAACCAATCGCGTGAAAAGCCACCTTCATTCAAAAAACATGAAGGCCCCAAGTTGTGAAAAATGTTATATTTGCCTTTGTGGGGCCTATAAAGAGTTTTCCAGATCGGGTTATTGGGGCGAACACCAGAGCCAATTGCATATGTTACCAATGGGCAGCGGGGATTAGTAGACCTAATATGATCATAATTTTTAAACCAACGCTCTATGGCATTTCCTTCGTCATTTTGTTTCTTTCCCTCAAAGCTAGCTATAAGATGACCATCATAGAACCAAATTCCGCCATCGGGCTGGCAAGCACCGATACCATCAAGAAAGTATTCTTTGGGCAATTTATGTTTTCTTTCAAGAAGAGGATATTTTTCCATCATCTCATGGGCCACTTCTTTAGATATTTTTCGTATCATATCGTCATGTGATTTAGATTTTTCATCATATGCTTTTTTTCCTTGCATACTATTCTCCTTGGATGAAGTGGGTTGATTTTACTGAGTAATAAAACGATTGCTCATGCGGAGAAGAGAAAACTGCAAAAGATGAAAGAATTTCATTTTCCTTGTCCATTGCAACTCTATCTGTAATCAGCGAAAGAATATCGTTTTGTTCTTCAAGTTCCTCTTGATTGATACTATACATGTATCCCGTTTCCTTTATATTGTCAAGGGGAAATACTAACTTTTCTTCACTTTCTTCTAAGGAACCCAATCCAAAGGTTCTAATCCTTGAAATTTCTTTTGGCTTTGCAATGGAGCCCAGAACTGGGTCTTCTTTATTAAAATATTCTATTGTCTCGATAATACTTGCAATCGTTCTGTTAACATTCTCATATACTGAACTAATTGGACCTTCACCAACAATACTAACCATTTGTTCATTTGAGACAAGATATACGGCGTTTAAGAGCCCTGAGCGTGCAAACTGCTGAAGGACACCAAAGCATACTCTATGCCTCTTTAATTGAATTGGGGTCGAGAGAAGTTCATCAGGACAAAGGTAAACAACGTTTATTGTTTTATTCTTTATCTTCTCCAGAATTCTTAAAGTGGCACCAGATACTTTTCCAGCACCACTAACAAATACCCAACACTCTTTTGCGCGGAATCCAAGCTCTTTCTTAAATGCGGGACATTTAGCCTCGTAATCTTCAACCTTTTTGCAAGTCGAAGGAAACTTATCCGCAGTGAATAATATTTTTTTATGACCTTTGGAAAAACAAGACGCAACGTTGCATCCAGCTTGGCCAATTCCTATAACTACCACATTAACCTCTCAAAGTTTTTAAGATCCTTCCCAATATGTACTGATGTGTTGAATATACCTAGTTTTGTATCGCTGAAAAGCTCCAATAGTGTTGGAAGAACCTGCCTTTCTTCTGTTTTTAAATCGATGATAATCGAGTCATGAACTACAGAATGGACAAATGACTCTTTATCCTTCAGAAACTTATTAATTTTAATTGCTGAATATAAGCAGTTATCCGAAGAAGAAGATTGAAGCAAGTAGTTTAATGCATGGAAGTCATCTGATTGGATCTCTCTTCCAAACGGGGTTGAAACAACGCCATTATTATAATATTTTTTTAGGACCTCGGATCGATTGTAAAACTTCTCTGTTTCTACATCAGTTGAGTTCGGATTATAAAGCCAAGCAAAGAACCTCTGTTTTGCCTTTGCTCTCGTATCTACTTCGTGGTAGATATTCTTCATATTCCATTCATGAATATCGCCCTCTGGTTGTTCTTTTCCGGCCAATGATAAAAGCGTTCTAATCTCGGCCCCATTGAAGTCCAATTGGATAAAAACGTCATTCTTTGGAATCACACAATCGGCTATTTCTTTCTTCAAGTTGAGAATCGGAAATGACCCTGTTTTCGTGGTCAAACGTCCGGTTATAGAACCCCATACATCGTACATAATACGCTGTTCTTCGCCTTTAACTTGGTTAAATAGGTGGTACGCCTTCCTATCATTCTTGCTATGCCTAAACAGCCGATTTAGGTCAATAGAGACGATGTTCTCAGAAATATCTTCGGTCATTTCAAGTAGGTCAACCATGAACTGATGGTTCTTTGGTTTTTCAAGATTTTCAAAGATCCATTGGCAAATTTCGTTCTTTACTTCGCAATAGTGGCGTAGGTGGTGATCGGGAACAATTTCAAACAAACAAACATCATCAAAGCGGATTTTGGCGTTTGTCATCGACCTGAGAAATCCTTTGATTTTCCTTGATCTCACTTCAAAGCGGTCAACGAGGTGAGGAGGGCCAACCTCTCCAATGGGCTTTCCTTGACACCATATTTGAGCATATTCGATGTTCTTCCCGGCGAGATTGCGGTTCCATGACCATGTTTGATCAAAGCCATTTGGAAGCTTATCGTATGTGAAAGATCCATTAGAATAAACGCCGAAACATTGTTCTCGGTCATCCAAAATTTGAAATATCATTTAAACCTCTTTTAGTCAAAACCATGTTCAAAACCGGCCCCTGAAGACTCATCAAATTCTTCAATTGTCGTCACTGGGGGCCTACGGTTTGGACGGGTTGGCCTACGTGATGATTCATCTTTATTTGATTGTGATAGGGGTCCGACTTTAGTCGCAGGTTTGATGTGTGAATTCCTTCTTTTTAGTTTTTTCGCGAGTGAGTTTAAACCACCCGGCTTAGATTTATATGTTTTTCTAAACTCTTCATTAATATATCCTATATCTTCTTGGTTGTCAATAGAAAAATTACTATTTTTTGCTTTTTGTATGATTCTATTAATTTTTGGCCTTGAAATAACGCCATTTTCTTCAATGTTTCTTACTTGCACATAAAAATTCAACCAATCATGATGTGAATATTCTTGATCAAGAGTTTCCATTGTGACTGGTCTTCTTAGAAACATATTAAAAATAGTATTATTTTTACAATTGCAGCCCAACTCTTTTTCAGACACAAAAGAAGAGGCAAATCTATTATAATATTCAAGAACCAAATCTTTTAATAATAAAATATCTTTATTATATGCAATCTCAAATCTTTTTTCAAATAGACTTTGTGGTGAATTTATAATATACGGCAATCGCAAAGAATATTTCATCATAGGTGCGGATAATACATCAGCAACTAATACCCAAGGCGCATTATGTGAAATCAAAAAACCGTGTTCCTTGCAAATATTGAGATAAAATGGATATATTGGATTATCTAAAAACGATTCTTCTTTTATTTTATCATCATCAATTGGAAGATCAGCTATACTTATCGCCAGTCCGGATGTAAAGATGCTGGATAATCTTGATCGTTGCCACGAAGTAAATGTCAAAGGTGCAAGTTTTTTATTGTCTCTTATAAAAAAATGTAAGTTATTAATAAAGTCTTTTATTTTTAAGACATTCTGTTTTTTATTTTGAGAGACCAAATAATCGTTTATATATTCATCCATCAAATTTTCTATGTATTTACTATATTCAACAAAAGGATCAACAAATCCACGGACAGCCTTAATATGAGATAAGAATGGATCATTTGTTGGTATAATGTTGGTTCTACAAGCTTGATCGAATTTTTTAACAAGATCGGAAAAAGCATCCGCAACAAAATCTATTGCTCTAGGATTAATATCAGAGGTTTGAATCGAGGTCAAATATTTCATGTATGATTCTATTGGATATACTGTATCCATTCTTGTATTAATACATCCATACATTGAGCTTTCAACAAAATTTAAATTTCTAACTTGATCGGGACCGGATGGGGTATCATAGGCTGTCAATCTATAATCGGCTCTTTCAAAAAAAAGATCAATTGTAGAGTCTATATCATTTTTTCCATAAAAATTGGTCATTCGTTATCCTCCTTTCCATCAAGAATCTTCTTTCTTCTTTTCGGCCTCCTGCATTTCTTTTAATTTTTTCAATGCGGCTTCATATTCCTTTTTATATTTTCTTTTCCGCCTTTTAAGCTGGCGGCTGCGTTCGCCCTTTTTCTTTTTCAAGTCGCTTGGTTTGACAGAATACTTTTCATTAAATTCTTCTTGAGCCTTTTGAAGTGCGGTTTTTTCTGCTGGTTTCTTTTTAGCTATCGACTTGGGCGAGTTCTTATCAGATACATTAAATCCGAAAACGGGAACCTTACCAGCCAAAGCAGCTTCTGTTGCTCGCTCCACGACACCCGCACACAGAGCATCTGATTTATTGCCTGAGTCTGTAATATCAGAAGAAATTCTAGTTGGTTCGCCAGTGCTTGCAATGAGGCTTGCTTTTCCATCTCCACTGTAATGGAATTGAGCGTCAACAACTGTTTCAAATTTTTCAGGAGTTATAGTTGATTTTACTTTTGTAACTATGTGATATCCACCAATTCCCAAAGCATTTGCTATTGAAGCTTCTCTGCGAATTACGTCATTTTTATCCACTTCTTGTGGAATCGTTGGGTCAAAATCTGGTCCTCCGAGGCCCCTCGGATCTATAAAAAGTTCCATTCCCGGATAATACAAAGTATTTCCAATCATATTAAGGGTGGCTTTATAAACCGCTCCCAACTGCATCAATCCATCGTGACCATGATTAAAAAATCGGGCTTCTCTAATGTACTGCATATCGACCTTACTAAATTTAACAGTTTTTAATAAACCTCGATTTGAGCCTATTTGATAATGATAAATTCCTTCTTCTTCATCAATATGCTTCTTGCCTTTCCCTGTATGTGTTGAAGCATTCATTGATGTAACGGGGTATATAAAAACATAATTCCAAAAATCATCTATATTGGTGCCGTATTCAGAAGTGTTTAAGGGAAGATCTTTGGAATTATGTCTTTTATCGACATTAATCATATATGGAACATTGCCTTTAACTTTGTCACCTTTAGATAAAGATCTCATAGCTGCCATTGGCTCATTTCCAGTTGTAGTTGCCAAAGCAAGAATTTGACCTGTTTCCAGAGAAATCGATTTATCAACCTGCCTATTAATACATGTCTCTAAAAATAAGTTAATTATCATTTGACACAGGTCTCTAATAAAATCTAATACTGGATAAGATTTTCTATCTGGTTCAACTACATTCTCTGTCATCCATTTTTGAAAATATTCAAAAGACACTGGTATTTCTGATAAATTAATGTCATTAAACTTTTGTTTTTTATCTTCTGGTGTGCTGTTATAATCGTCATATACAAAAGAAGATAAAAGAAGTCTTGTTCGGGCCACATCCGACCTCATTTTACCTTGAGATATGGAACCGGCACCATAAGGATCATATTCTTCATCAACAGCCCCAGCAGGCTCATACATGCAATCAAGAATAGTGTGTAACAAGTCTCCTATAAAAAAGAAATTTATCTTTTGTTTGTAATCCCCCTTATTCATTTGTTCTATCTGATCCAAATCATATTCAAATTTGTTTCTAGCAATATGTATATCCCCATCACCGAGGACTGGCATTTTGCCGTCATTCACAAAATCTCTAATATGAACCGAAGTAACATCTGCGTGATAAACTTTTTGCCTTTGAATTAGCCTTCTTTTGATAGATTGGTATTGGGCTTTCACAAAATTTTCTTGATTTTTAGAAAACAAACCTCTAATATAATTAAGATCAAAATCACTACAATGCCCTCCAGTGATTAACTCTCGCATTTTTTTATCTTGAAGACGCTTCACTGCTATTGACTCAGGAGTTGACAAAGCGTCCAAACTGCTGGATCTCAATGTTGATTCTATATAAGCAGCGTAAGTGATCTTAACTTCAACTGTTCCATCTGGTTTAATATCTAAATCATGATCAATCATATTTAAATAAAATGATTTATTAATTTTATTCAATCCATCGTTAAATGTTGTAAGAGGGTCTTTAATATCTTTAAATACTGGGTCGAGAGCACACCTTTTATTCAAAATTTGTATAAAAGCATCATCATTTCTAGATTGCCATCCAACATCGGCGCGGATTTTATAATCTCCAGCCGAATAGCGATATGGGTGCCTATTCGGCTGGTCTTTGGGAGGCGCAGAAGGAAACAATAATAATTCAACAAAGCTATATTCTTCATTTGGAGTAAATTTTCTCTTTTTTGTTAAGTCAAGAAAATTTTGAAAATACAAAACCAATTCTGCTTTTATATCTTTTCTAGCAGTCGCTGGGGTGGTCCCATCAAACGAAAATGAAAAAGATTTAATACCGGCACCATGTCCCTTATCCATAGCAGAATCCATAAAACTATTCATATCAACATTAGTAATATTTTCAAAAATAAATTCAACTTCTTTGTATTTATCTCCTGCTCCTTGATTAAACACTTTAAATAATCTTATTTTAGGAGTAAGTGCTGAAATAATATCTGGTGTTACTTCTGTAAACATTTTAACTGCGTCTTTTTTTGGAAGAGACAAGAGACTAGGAATTTTTGAATGTTCTTGTCCCGTATGATTTAAAAGATAAAACCTATCGCTATATGCAGATCCGGCATGAACAAGGTTATTTCCTTTCTCTCTTATTTCGCTTTTGTTTTGTTCCCGATATTGTTTTTTTATTTTTTCAAGATTTCCCAAAAGCGTGCATTGACCAGCAAATTTTTCTCTTTCTCTTTGTTTTTCTTTGGCCTTGTCAGCCGCTGCTGATCTTTTATTTGCCAAGTCCATTGCTTCTCTACGAGCTTTAGCAGCGGCGGCGGCTTTTCTTCGCTCTTCCATTTCTTTTGCCAACGCTGCATCAGCGGCAGATATAACTTTTTCTCTGTTTTTACCGGCCCACTCAGCAAGTTCAGCGGGTGATTTATCTTTCTTAGCGGCTTGGTCGGCAAGGGCGTACCAAAGGTACACAATTGTATTGTTTGCTTTGATCCATTGGTGCCATTGCCAAGTAGCAAATGAAGCATACCAAAGATAATTTTTCAGCATACCGTGAGCACCAATGGACGTATCATCGTCTCTAGCGACTTTGCCAATCGACTTGGCTCGCAATCTTGCATTGAAAGCATCGCAAAAAGTGTCGGAAATCATTGCGATTTTATCAAAATGATTATATATTCCTTTAAAACGAGGAATTCGGCCTTGGTTTGCCATAAAAGGCTCCAGCAGTGCTTTATCCGCTTCATTGCCTCCAGATTTGTGTTCCTCCATATCCGAAACCTCGGCGGCCCTTTGTGCGTCCACTTTGTTTTGCAGTTTTCCAACCAAATCCCTTGCGCCAGTGCCTTCCGGGGCGGCCCCATGAGACATCCAACTTTTGAAATTAAATCCTTTAAAAATTGGCTCTTGATATTTTTCAAACACACCACCGTTTGTGGAAGACTTTGCGAAATTGGTTGCTTGTTGCATTTTCAGATCATAGGCCGGAATACTGTCTGAAACATAAATTAAAGGATCTCTCTTATAATCTGCCTCAAGGGGGTTTCGGATCAGATTTGCCATACGTTCGGCCTTTTCTTTTTTTGAAATCGTCGCAGTCGGATATTCAGGAACGGGTTTTAGGGCTCCCACTCCGGTTTTGCCTTTGGGATATCCTTCAGTAAAAAATGGAATACCCATATTGTGTATTGCTTGTTCATATTGGGCATCTATGGCCTTCGACGGATCGGTTGACCCGTCTGCAAATTTTCCAAAAGCACGAAATATGGCATGTCTGCCATAGGCATTCCATATGGGGGCCCCGAAGCAATATGCCAATTTGTGTTTTTTCTGTTTTACAAAAGAATTTTGTACTGCGTTCCATTCACCGGCGGGACGGTCGAGGTTGCCTATTTTAAAAAGCTGTTTTTCGGAGCCCCACAAATGATAACCCGGATCTTGCGGGTCTTCAGATTTCATCGCGCCCCAAGATTGGGGCACTATTCCGCCCTTGAAATCGGCAAAGCTGAAATTCTCTGTGGGGGTGTAAGCGGCGGCGACATCCTGACCTGCGAAAGATCCTGAACTGAGGGACTTCCATCCCACCGCGTGGAATGCGCCCTCACCCGCATTTATCTTGGGGTGACCATGGACAATAATTTTTGAAAATGCATCACGGGTAATCCCGCCCTCGGAAGTGAGTTGGTCTGCTTCAAGAATACCCGTTAACATTTCTGCAACGGGCCTTTTTGGCATTGGGGGAGCAGTGTCCTTGTTCATCGCCAACTCCTGCCAATATTTTTGACAACCTCTTACCAGATCTGCTGTCGCCCCCGCGTCCGGGTTGTAAAGTTGATCATACATGGTCGCCTCGCTCATTTTAGTGAACGGATTGATGCTGTTGCTATTGTCCCAACCAGTCTCAGTGGACGACTTTCGGAACTTTGGGGCACCTTGGACGGACGCATCGGCGCGTCCAGAGACAGCGATAGATTTTTTGTTCGTGTAATAGGCATGAGCACAAGGATGCACACCGGTTTCACTTGGGGGGCCAGTCATCAAATAAAAGAGAGCACACTCTTCTTTGGTCATATTGATATCTAAGATTCTGTCGCCATCAGAACTATAACCAATTTTCTTAGATTGCCACAAATATCTACAAAAGCCCCATGCAATGCTATGTCTTACTCCCGCGCCTGTTTGAAAGCCAATACACTGCATTGGGTGGAAAACATACCTTGTCATAACACACTGTCGCCATTGGTTGAAAAGGGCGATTGCTTGGAGATCTTGTGTGCCAAATTTCGCTTTCATTTGGGTACCCCATATGCCTCCTTCTGCTCCAACAGGATATAATAGAGCACCGCCACCCCATCTGCCGGTTTCACCGTGATTCTGATCTCCTTCTTCGCCCATGCGAGTGCCCTTGAGATTATAAACGTCCCAAAGATCGTTGAGGGCTCCGAAGAGAGGTCCAGCCTTGAGGGTTTTTGGGTAGTCTTCATGGGCTGATTGTCTAGCTCCAAAATATCCAGATGATGAAAATGTCGCCTTCATCAAAGCATCGGAGTTGTTAAGGAGGTTCAGGTCGCAGTCCTTGTCTTCAATATTCCAATTTTCACCGTCTGGCTTCAATGTAAAATCAGCCATTGGGTAACACGCAAGTACCCACTTTGAAAAATCTTCTGTCCAATAAAAGTCATCTGAATCGCACATCACATAACTCCAAGCGCATCCTGCGCCAAGGGGGAATCTTTCTGGTGGGTTACCATTATTGCTCTGTGCGGGCCAGCCCTTTGGTGGGCGTGCCCATAGCCAACCATCTTCTGTGGTTGATGGTCCACCAAATTTTCCACTAGTGAGATTTCTTTTCAAAGATTTTATGTGACCAGCATTATCCCGTTTCCATGTATCACCCTTCATCGAAGCTTCACCCAAAACATAAGTTAAAAGACTTAAAAAAGCAAATTGTGTTGACATATCGCTTGATGGGGATTTTCCGACTTCTTCAAATACATCTCTAACTCCCATTATGACACCACCTGAAGGGCTTCTGAAAGATTAACCGGAATTCTGATTTCATCTCCAATTAAATTATGAGCTTCTGTTGGTTTTTTATTGAAAGAGGCGATAATCCACCAATATCTTGAATCACCATAAAATAGCCTTGCCAGCCTCCAATAAGAGTCTCCCATAGACCACATATGAGATTGATATTCAATGGAATCTAAAACTTTTTGTTCAACCGGGGTAGAAATAGGAGTTCTATATTGTTCTATTTGAAGAACGCCGCGTTGTTCAAACATTTTATCGTATTGTTCTTCAAAATTAATAGCTGTTACTCTTCTTGAATATCTAGACATTATCCGTTTCCTTCTGATTTATTTGCGTCTGCTGTTTTCTGTTCCTCTGTAACTTTGGAATCGGCATCTTTTTGGCTTTGATCGGCTGGCTTCTTGGGTGCAGCGGATTTTCCTTGTTTTATTCCATCGCTTTTATGGGAATGGGGTCCCGGAAAAAAGCTCTGACTCTTATATAAAGTTTGTGTTTTATTATCCCTATTCCAGCCGAGATCGGCTTGGTGTAGGACGGTCATTCCAAAGCTTAAATTAATAACTTTGGGATATATGTTCCCAGACCCATCAAGAAACACGCCCATATCCAAAGCAGGAGACCAGTTTAAACCATCTAAATATCCGAGAAGACCTTCAGAGTCCTGTTTTCCTTGTGATGGCTTTGAAGATTTTAACAAATTTGCAAATCTAACCTTTACCAAGGGCGGATGCGAGATTACTGATCCCATCGAAACTACTTTCCCAGCATTAACAATTTCCTCTTTTTTGGCCTTTTTTTTGTCTTCATCGGTTTGTTTTTTTATTCCCAATTCTTGAACACTGATATTGTTATAAGCTGGGTAGAGGAACTTCATTAAATGGTCGCACTGTTTTAATGCGGCTTGAGCTTGTGCTATATTTCCCGATGGAATATCAAATGCCAATGATATTGTTCTAGTGGTTCCTTGAAAAGTTGCAATTGGATCATTTCTGCCATATACTCTTTCTTCATTCCAATTGGATTTAAAAGCTTGGCTAAAATCGGACAAAAAAGCAGCAAATACTATCTGTTCCAAAGTAATCATACTTTGAATGATCAGTTCCCCTTGGCCGCTTTTTCCTGCATAAGCGCGAGTTGCTTTACTATATAATGTACTTGGTATGGTCATAAATAAATCCTCATGCTACTGAAAAGCTAGTATCAGCTTCGGCATCAGCTATTGCTTCTTTAAATAGCTTCTCTGTTGCAGGTCCGTCTAATTTTAGTGTCACTTTCATCTTTTCTTTGTCCTTTCCGAGCCCCATAATGCTGTCCACGACACTGCCCAAGGCACCAGCGAGACCACCACCAGCGGCACCTTTCATTTTTTCTGCTGAAGTTCCGGTTGATATTAAAGCCATATTTTCCAAAACAGAAGTTATCTTTACTCCACTTCCGGCCTCCAAGGATTGAAGTTGAGTTTGCGCTTTCCAGAGAGAGGGTCCGAGTTCGCCAATAGATTTAGATAAATCAACATCTCCTAATTTAGCCAATTCTGTGGCCATAGTTCCAATGGCCTCTGCCATTGATGCCATCGCTAAAGCTGCGCCAATGACACCAAGAAATAATCCTGCCAAAATGCCCACTGCGGCCCAACTTACCGGATTTGAACCAAGGGCGTTTAAGGCCAGTGTGATAGCAGCGATTCCCAAAGCTATAAGGAAAAATCCTGCTGCTGCTTGAAAAGCAGAATCTCCAGCTTCAACAAATATATCAACAAGATATGCAAAAGATAAAATAATGGCAACAATTCCCAAAGCAATCAAAACTAAAGCACCAGCAACACCAGCCATTGCGCCAGCAAACGACCAAACTCCAGCAGATGCGCCGCCAGCGGCGGTTCCGAGCGCACTAACACCACCAGCGGCTGTTGAAGACGCAGTGCCAAATAATGGTATCAGTCCATTCAAGGCCGTAATCGGAAGATTCGCGGCGGCGGCGGCGGTTCCGAGGGTTCCAGTAGCTGTTGCCAAGGCCGCCAACCCACCAGCGGCGACAACGGCTTTTGAAAGGGCCGTCATTTGGACTGCGAGTGCCCCAACAGGGACAGCAGCAGGTGTTGATGCTGCTCCCAAAGCTGAAATTGCTGGTACTAATGTAGCTGTTATTGAGATACCAGCAGCCGGGGCGTGCTTGGCTATTTTTTTGATAGCTTTAGATTGGGCAATAAGCCCTCCAGCACTAGCAAAAGAAGCAACCTTTAAGGCTTTTATGGGCCCAAGTATGGTTGAAAGGATTGATGTTAAAACAAAAAAGACAGCAACAACTCCACCAATCTTTACAAGGAGACCATCTTGCCACGATAGCCATTCAGCCAATTTTTCAATAAACGGGACCAAAGTTTCTTCAACAAACGGACCCATTGTTATTGCAAATTCCATAAATGCGGCCTTAAGTTTCTCAACAACAGACATTGCTTGCATCATCCTTTCTTGAAATTCTTCCTCGGCTTTGGCGTTGTCTTTGGCGGCATCTTTAAAGCTTCTATATTCTTTTAAGTTCATACCAAAAATCTTTTGAGCTTTAGACATATCTTTAATGCCCACTGTGGCTGCGATTGCTTTTTGAGTAAAGCGATCCATATTTTTAAACTGTTTGCCTTGAGCTTGCATGGTTCTCATTAATATTTCAATTCTTTCTTCTTCGTTCGCCATTAACATTTTAGTTGAAGAAAGTTGAGTTCCCATAATAGCATTTAGTTTAGCAGTGGATTCAGCAGCACCGGCAAAAGTATCAAATTTATCTGCAAGACCCAAAAGATCATCAACCTCAACACCAGCGGCTTGTGCGGCGGCGGCCACACCTTTAAATATTTTTGGGGCCTGTTTGCCATAGACAGCCAAAGACTTCATTGCCTTATTGAAGCCTTTTGTTATTTTACTTGCTGACATGCCTAAAGCCTTTCCAACCATAGCCATTTCTTTAGTGGCATTTGCTGCTGCTGCTCCTGCTAGTCCTAAGTTTTTACTCATAAACATAATACTTTCTGATGAGTCACTTCCTGAAACTTTCAATTTTTCTAAACCAGCAACAATATATTCCATTTCTTCGCGGGTCTGAGAACTCAAATTTAAAAATCCGGGGAATGCATTAAAAAGATCCCCGGCGGCTTTTGCTGCATCTTTGGCAGATATTCCAAAACGTCTAAAGTTTGATCCAACTTCTGCTATGTCATTATACAAAGCCTTACCTGCGCCTGTCTGCGCTGCGAAGGAGGCTGTTGCTTCGTCAACCGCAAGTGCATATTTTATTGTTTGTTGTGTAATATTTGTAAGCAAGCCAATAGCGAGACTCATTGGATTAATAACTTCTTTGAAGGCCATTTTCATCCCGGCTATGCCGCCTTTAGATCTGGCAAATTGTCCTATCGATATCATATTGCCAACTATTTTGTTTCCTTTTTGAGAAACTATTCCCATATGAGTTGCCATATCTTGGAACATTGGGCGAAGCTTTTTTTGGGCGGCTTTGCCAGCTTCACCCATTTCTTCATACGCCTCTTTGAGCTTCAATGCCTCTTTTTCCGTTTTTTCCATCTGGTCGCGGGTGAAACCCATTTGGGCGGCAAATTTAGCCTCGGCGGTGGCGAGGTCTTCTTCGGACTCAATAAGATCGTCCATTGCTTCTTTTTTAGCTTTTAAAAACTCATTTGCTGCTTCGTATTGTGCAGTTGTGTCTCGCAAGATTCCAGCAAGTTCCATTTCGCGAGCGGATCTTTCTAAAGTAGCACGGGAAGACTCCTCAGACAATTTGTTATTTTCCAACAGCTTGTCATTCATTTCTTTATAAATCTCTAGTTTTTCTTTTTCAGTGAGATTTAGTTTTTTATTTGCTTCTGTTTGTTGTTCTGTATTTTGAGTCTTCTTATCTTTGGACATTTATTATTCCTCATCTTTAAAGGGCCACAATAATCCTGTGGTTGCCTCAAACTTCCTTACTGCTGTATTTAGTCTTTCTCTGGCTTTTGCGGTTTGAAGATGATCTTTTCCGTGTTGAGAATAAGCATCAAGATAGTTTTTTTCACTAACAATGGCATCAGCATAAGATTTAACATCTCTATGTTTGCCTCTAATAATAAATTTAGGACCTTGGACTACTTCTTCGTCGTCTTCATTCAAATTGGCAACCATTTGAACGTCATCGCCATACATCCATTTTAAAAGAGTTTTAGACCAAGCTCCAAGTGCTTCCATATAACTCTCTTTTAATAGTTTTTTGTTTGAAAAATCTATAATCATAAAAAAATCCCCCCAATCAAGAATAAATAGTTTGAATAAAAAAATGCCCAAGGGGGCATTTCATTATCTTTTTCTAGACGCTTTATCATAATGCTTTTTTTCGTCTTCAAACTGTTTTTCAAGTCTTTTCAAGAACCAAAGTCGAAGTCCGACAGGCAAATTATATGCCTCTGTTAACGACCAACCACCATGATATTTTAATAGAAAAAACTGTTCATAAACAGCTTCCATATATCTATCGGTCAGGCCAAAAAAAGTCCGCTGTAAAGGGCACCTCCATGTCCTCTTCATGATTACAGGAGGAGCAAACATAGTTTTCTGTAATCTGGACACTGGGTGTGGCTTCTTTATAACATGCTCTCAAGTGACGAGAGTCCAAAGTTGGCATATTATTTACATAATGATTAATAACGCCTTGATCAGTGTGTCCCTCAACTGAAACTATCATTCTTTTATATTGATCAGAGAACATAGCATCGGCATCTTTTGCTTTGGACTTCTTTAGAGTCAATTGACTAAGATAAGTTTCATCTTTTCCCATTAATAATTTAAATTTTACTTTAAATTTCGATAAAGGCATTTCAGTTGCAAAGTATCCATCTTCAGATTTGGTTAAGTCTATCTTTTCGTTCAATCGACTTTCATCAATCGTTCTTTTGTTTAGATCAAATGTAAAATGCACTTTCTCCCCACAAGAAGGACAGCCAACTTGTGTTTCATAATCTGCCCCATAGCCAGAAATTCTAGCTGAAATCAAAATTGCATTACGATCCCCAACAAGCATTTCCGATGCTTTAAGATTTTTATTAACAATAATATTATCTAAAAATCTTTCAACAGCAAGACCTTTTTTTAATAATGTGCGAGAAGACAAAATATCTTCATCTTTTGCTGTCATAAACCTTATTTCTATTGTTTCTTGGCCGCAGAGGGGGTGACCCTCTGGATATCCAACCCCGACAGAAGGCAGTTCAACAAATTCTGTCGGTGCAACAAAGTGTAAAGGACTTACACCTGATTCAACTGGAGGAGGCGGTTCAGCCTGAACTGTGGCTCCGGTTCTCTCCAAATTATTTCTTTTACCCAATTTTCACCTCGCTTAAAAAAGAAAATTATTTTATATCACACCATTCATAGGATATAGTTATCTCTATAGTATATAGTTCGTCATCAGAATAATCTAGCTCTCCATAAGATATCCCGGAGATAAACCAGTCATTTAATTCAAAAGCTTGACCTGCTTTTGCGCCACTTTTATCAAGAAGTTCAATCAACATTTTTTCTTGAAGGGGGCCTTTAAAGTTACTCACTATTCCACCTTTGGGAGAAGCTGGATTCCAGTTATGTCCATTGTTATGAACGAGGGCTGTAATCTTTTCTAATGTTTTGCTATCTGCGACAAGTGTAATTGTAATGTCTTGCCAACTTAAAACCCCTGCAACCTTTGTCATATGATTTAGGACTTGATAAGAATTTTGATTTACTTCAAACGTTGGAAGTGTTACTGATTTAACAAGATGGATGTCTTCAGTGAGACCTGTGACTTTGAATCTATACTTTCTTAAAGGTTCAGATTCTGTGCTACTCCAAAATCCCATTTATTAACCTCTGTTAGGCACCCTCTTGGGTAAAATAAGTCGCACCGTCGGAGTCGGTATGAACAGCCCAGTCATAACGAATTGTAAGTTCAACTGTTTTTAATTCATCATTGCTATAATCTAAATCTCCAAATTTAGCAGCTTTAATAAAAGAATTCTTTAACTCCCACTTTTCGACGGATACGCCTTCTTTATCAAGAACCTCGATTACAACAAGTAAACCACTATTCGTTTTGTCAATGGTAGCTTTGTTCACTGCACTAGTTGAGCCTCCGGGAACAAGATATCCCATCTCCTTCAACATCTTATTTAATTCGGCGGCTGCATCGGGAGTAATTGGATCAACCATATTAACGGTAACCTCCGACCAGCTAACTCTACCCGGAAAATAATATTTATTATCCATATGATTATGTTCTACCTCAGAAACATCATAAGAGGGTAAAGTACAAGTTTTAGCATACCAAATGGCATTGCCTCCAATGGTAACTTTAAATCTATAATTTCTCTTTGCTTCTGAGTCTGCGCTGCTCCAAAATGCCATAATATGTTTTCTCCTGTTACTTTATATTAAGTAGTTGATTATTAAAATTCAATGCCGCTTCTGGTAACAATAAAGTCGATTGCAATGAATTCGATTGATTTTGTTGGTTTAATAAAAATCTTAGCGTTCATAATGTTCTGATCTTTTTCCGCGTCTGTGGTTGTTGAGTCATCTAATACAATCTTGTATTCTTCAATACCAAATCTTCCTTGAACATCTCTCAAGATCAAATCGGCTTTGGTGCTAAATTTGGTCCAAGTAGTTTGCTCGTTCGGATCGAAAAGAATCGAATCAGCAACTTTACTAATTTTCTTTTTAAGATAAACTAGAAGTCTTCGGACATTTACCCTAT